CTCGTGTTATGGACATTCATAAACGCTATCAAAAAGATTTAAATAACATTCTTAACGAAGAAGTTAATTTTGCTAGAAGAACTTCAGGTGCAGCTTCTACGGCACCAAAAGAAGGTGAAGAAAAGACATCGAAAAGTGGTAAACCAATAGTTTATAAAAATGGACAATGGGTGTATAAATAATGGCTGATGAAATTGTTCCACAAGACGACCTACCTGGTGAACTTGTTCCCCAATCAGATTTGCCAGAACAAGAACCAACTTATGACCCAAGAAGTCAAGTGCCTCGAGCTCTTGGCGCTGGCGCTGGTGCTGTAGCAGGCGCCGTTGTTCCACCATTAGTGCAAGCTGGTGTTAATAAAGTTGAACAAGCTAGGGCTGGTAAAATTTCAACGCTAACAGAAGCAACACCTGGACGTACACCTTTTAAACCAAGGGGTGTTAGTGTTGAAGACAGTTTAGAAAACTGGAGAAATTACAACGAAGCTCAATTAGAAGCTGCTAAAAAAGTTCGTCAAGAATCAAAACTGCATAAAAAATATCCGGGATTTACTAGGGCAGGCACAGTGCCTGAAATTCCACCATTGCCAGAAAACGCCACTACAGCACAAAAAATACTTTATAAACTAGCACCAAATGCTGTATCCGATATCGGTCATTTTTTACAAGGCGTGTCTGAATACAGATTACCATTTATTGGTAAAGTAGGTCCTTTAGCTGGGCATCTATTTGGTGGTGCTATGGCGGGATCTCAAGCAGTTGATGCATATAACCGCTCTCAACAAAATGATAATATAGGCGCTTTGATCAGTGGCCTTGGTGGTGTTGGTACAGGCGTTTCAGTATTGCCATTTCCTGCTCCAATTCGTGCAGTAGGCGCTGGTGTTGGTTTATCAGCAGAAGCAATTAATGCGTATCGTGATGCCATGGCTCGTGGTGACATTGTACATGGCGCACCAGAAACATACGAAAATATTGATCCTATGGGCGGTCAGTACGCTCAAGGTGGTTTAGCACATTTAGCTAATGGTGGTCAACCTTATAGTATAGCACCCTATGGATTTCGGCATATTGAATCTGTAGAAGATGTATCTATGCCTAAAGGTAAAGGATATTTTGGTTTATTGCCTAATCAAGCTGGTGGTGTTTCGACTGAAATTTCCGCCGATAGCAATGGAATGCAATATCCTTTACTCAATCCAATGATGAGCCGTCAAGAAATTGATTCTTTATTGGCAAATCAACAACCTACTGAAGACATGTACCGTAAAGCAGAACAATTTGCTAGGTACAGAAAATCTCAAGGTAAAAGCCCGTTTATTTCACCAATAGGTGAACTTAGATGGCCTTTACCTAAAAAATAATCACTTCCGGTAACGTTTTCCATGCCAGCCCTCAGCTGCAAGAGGAAAGTCGGGAGCCCACACTGGTGGTGTAGTCATTATTCTAACTACATCATCTAGGGTGGACTCCGCGCTTTGTTCTTCCACTAAGAGGAGTACTTCATCGTGTATGGAATTTATGATCTCGTAACCGGCATTGTCCAACCGTATCATGGAGTCGGCCAAGAAATCCCGAGCGGTTCCTTGTACAGCGGACTGGAAGATACTACTGCCGATCAAAGCATTCCTACTCCACTGCCGAGTGAACGTGTTTTGGCTGTGGATAGTAACACTCATCTTCTCACTACCCCATGGTGTGGTGACCAACTCGAGCTGTGGCCTTTGCCAACAGATTAATCTACCACTCGGTAGGCGCATCCACAATGCCTCTTTGGCAACCTTCATCACAATATGCCGGTATGCTGCAAACGGGCTACCGGGATTGTTTACTGCTTCAATCGCAGCAGATTCGCATGCTGCCCACAAATCCCTCACTCGCGAATATGAACTGCGGTAATTATCTACTGCGGTCTTGGCTTGTCCTTCAGACAGCTTAACTCCCATTCCTTCCGCGTACTTCACTAGCCCTTTAGCACCTTGGCCAAACATCGCCCCAAGGACCGCAGACTTGCTAACCTGACGTTGTTCCTTCGTGACTTCATCATATGAGACTCGGTATAAGTTTTCTGAAGCAAAGACTTTGTACTCATCCAGCCCTTTCCGAAAGAGAGCCACCTTGTCGTTTTGTCCGGCAAGCCATACCCCCACTCGGTTTTCAATTGAGCTAAAATCCACGTCAACGAAGGTTTTGCCGTCTGGAGCTCGTATGGCGGATCGTACCAGAGAGGAGAGTTGTTGCATTGTGCCCACTCCTTCTGTAAAGACCATTGGTATCGCCAATTCAATCTCTTCATCGCTAAGGGTTGGTCTGGCAATATTTTGTAGATTGAGCCCACCACGGCTCGCCCAGCGGCCAGTACTAGCGCCATGATATACCAGTGTATTCCTAATCTTCCCATCTCTTTGAACCTCCATCATCTTAGCGTACTTAGCCACGCTCGTTTGGCTGCCTTCTTGGCGTAATTCTAACGCCCTTTTTATATGCGCAGGAATGTTGCACTGCAACATTTTTTCAACGGTCTCTGCGGTCAAATCGTCTAATTCTTTAAAACTACAAGCCTTTAAAGCGCCATTAATCCAACTCAGCAATTTAGCCCTCTCAGACGGCTTAAAACCGGTCAAGGAGAGGCATTCGTTGTCTAGTTGGTCCTGCGCCCTTACCACAGCCAAAACAGCGTTGTGGAGCTCGTTATAATCGACTGGTACGCCTCTTAAATTGATGCGCTGGGTGAGCTCCCAAACTGCCTGTTCGGCGTCGCTAAGGGGCCTTAAAACGGCTCCTATGGCCATTTCTGCACAGACGTCTTGTTGGCAGTATTCAAACAACTCAGACATTAATTCTGGGTCGTTTTCAAATACCCCTTTGCGGTTTGGCTTACAGAGCTTTTGGATTAGGTACCGGCCACGGGTATCTTTCTGATGTGCCGCGTCCATAAAGACTGCCGCATCGCCTAGAGCCTGGGGTACGTTATTGGCTGCCGCTATAGCCATAGTGTCAATGCACTGCTCTAGTTTTAGTGGTGGCCAGCCGTACTTTGGCACACAGACACAGTTCCAGATGGCGTACTCAAACATGGCGTTCCATGCTTGGATTTTGCCACCCTTGCTAACGTGCTGCATCAAGGGCCAAAGCTCATTGGTTTCGGGGTTTTGTGGGGATTTGACCTTAACGGTCTCGGGTGTGGTGCCGAATGCAATACACAACACTTCAGTGGATAGGCAGTTTGCGTATTTATCTAAACCTATTTCTGGCAGATCAGCAAAACTGCGGGTTTCAAAGTCAATTGAGTAAATCATAAACGCTCCTATGGCAAGCCAACGAATTGGCGGAATAAATACTATAACATAAAAAAGGGGCGCTGTGTTAGCCGCCCCAACTCACCACCATGTGAAACTGTTTAAATCTCGCAAGACCCAGCACTACAGGCTAGTTGTTGCGCGCCTTCGACGTTGTCGGTGTTTTCTTTGAAGTCTTCCCAGTTGATTCTCGGAATGGAGCTCTTAAGGTCTTTGTAGGTTTGCTCATCACACTCTTCATAAGGCGCTTGACGATACGTTCCTCCGTCGTAAGGGAGGTAGCTGACGCCACTGATTTCGCTGAAGTTTTCCCATGTCCATGCTCCAACACTTGGCCAGTCTTTTTCTTCGACGGAGATGGTGACAGAAGGTTTATGCTCGCACCAGTGCCTTTGATAAGTAAGCCATAGCTCCAGATGGCTAATCGGAGTAACATCACTTCGAGTAAGTCCTTCAGGCGCTCTTTGAGGGAAACTAAATACGACAGTCTGATCTGGTTTGTAAACGCATGCTTCATTTGGTATTCCTTGTGTAATTAAGAATTGGGTCAGAGGGTCTTTCTTATCTCCTCTAACTCTTCGTATGTAGAACTTAGAGTGTCTAGGGTGGATTCCAGAAGCACTATCAACGAGTTGTGAGACGGTGCCACTGGGCTTAACGCAAGTAATTGCAGCACTCTTAGGTATTCCAAGCAGCTCTGCAAACTCCTTGTTGGCTCTTCTAGACTCCTCTCGAAGCTCGGTAAGTAAGTCATTTAACTTTTCTCCTTGTGTTGTGAGAAGTGGGTTGTCGTAGATTCCAGTGAGTGAGACACCAAGTAATCGTTCTTCTTCGGTATTGCGTTGCCACACTTTTCGCAAATAAGGGAACTTTGTGAAGGTACTTTGGATTGTACCAAGGATGGAGGCAAGCCGCACTTTACGCAACAAAATCTCACGAGTGTCGTCATGTCGTACTACACATTCACTAAGATTGCAAAATTGGTATGGTCGCAGAATGATCTCTGAGCACGGATTTGTTCCGAATTCAAAATTACTATCTCGATGCCCGTATTTTTCAACCGTCTTTTTAGCAGCCTCCCGATTAAAAATGCCTCTTTCACCGGAATGGGAGTTGTAAAGTGATAGCCATTCTTCCATGAACTTTCCGACAGTAGGTGTTTCTGAATACACCGCACTGTTGTTCGCAAGAGCGCGGTGTGGAGCAGTTTCCCACCATGGTCCAGCTTTTGCATGCCTGATCCTTTCATCGTCTAAGTCTGATAATGATATCATAGCTGAGCGACGTACGCCACCCACTACCACTACCTCACCAATTTTACACATCAAGTCATGACACTCTAATGAATGGAGTTTACGACCCTTTGCGTGTTTGAACATGGCTACCGTAAAGTTAAACAAATCAACTAATGGTTCGGGTCCGCTGGCGCGGCCTCCGAATGTTTTGAGTCGTGCTCCGGCAGGTCTGACTTTGCTGACATCCCACTTAGGGATTTCGCCTGCCCAGAGATGTGCAAGGAGCAAGCGGAGGGATTTTGCCCATCCTTCTTTGGAGTCATGGACTGCAATGATGTGGTCTGACTCGAATAAGTTTTCTGGCACTTCAGGCAAGTGATTAATGTATTTTGATTCAACTGAGAATCCAACGCCAGTTCCGTTAAGCAAAATGTACATCGCTTCGTCGAACGATTTGACGTCGTCAACTGGAAGATACGAGCAATTGTAGACACAGGTGTTATCACGATCAGCACTCTTTCCTGCCGTCATCATGGCGCGCATGGACGGCATCAGTTCTAAGTTGTGGATTGCATCAAAAATTTCATTCTTTAATTCGGTGTTGCTTTGTATTGCTGGGGTGCGACTAAAAATATAATCTACGTAACGGTTTACTGTCTCTGCCCAAGTCTCTCTGCGTTGCTTTTCGTCTACAAATCGGGCATATCTACTGGCGGCAATGTATTCTTGATACTGATCCATTTATTATTCTCTGTATTATGGGTTGATGAAAAAGGGAAGGTCACAGTTTCTATGACACTTCCCTCGTTACTGCTGTACTACTAAACTACTTATACTGCGAAATCTGCTGCTGCGGATGTTGCGCCGCCTAACTTCTCACCATCTTCCAATTTCTGAACGTTGTTCAAACCGCAAGCAATACCTTTTGAGCCTTGTGCGTTGTATGGATAAAATGTAATGGATGCACGACCATAGCAACCGCTGTAGAACTCATTCATATCCATAATTGGATTGAGGTCTTGGTCTACTACGCCAGGCTTTTGTGCTGAGTTAGCGTTGATAAAGTAAGAGCCAGCATATGCTGCGTCGTCTTTCTCTTCGTCACCGTCACGCAAACCACCTTTAAGGCCTTTAGGAACCGAGCCACCAAAGTAGGCAGCTGCGCCAGCCTTAGTGTCTTCAAATGCCTTGGTAATTTTGGCAATGGTTTCTTTGTCAGACTTAGGGATGATGATGGATACGGAATACTTCGGAGTGCCACCCTCTACTGATGCTTTAGGTTGGAACACATTGGCGTAAGAGAAACGTACTTTACCAGTAACGATTTTTACTTTAGTTGGTTGAGTCATGATATTACCTTTTTAAACGTTAGATACAGACTTCAATAGGGGCTGTATCGTCTACCCTTTACTAATGTTACTTATACGCAAATCGCACTGTTAATATTTCACAATATGAAATAATTATGAATCGTACAAAATGCCATGTGTGGCTAACGCCTGCTTGATTGCCAAAGCCCGAATAAAATCTGACCGGTAGTCTGGTTCATCTAAAATATCTGGATCTTCTGCAACTAAATCAACTACTTCATAAATTGCACTACGAATCTGATTGACTTCTTCAAACATACCACTGCCAGGAAGACCATCAAAATCTTTGGTGAATTTGGCAATTAAAATATCTGGTACTTCAAATTCTGAGTTATAACATTGTACTTTCATGGACACCTCTTATCGTTATTATTTTGCTACCATGACAAGCCCCACGTTACCCATGGCATAGCCAAGGAACATGATGCCAGTACCCACTCCACCTTTCACAAATTGATCTATTGCTACAATAAAATACACCACACCCATCGCTGCGATTAGCCAAGTACTCATGCGAAGTCCTCCTTGGCATCCGTTTTAACGCGGACTAATTTGGGTGATCCTTCTGGGCGCAATACTAAGTCACCTAACCAAGCTGTCACCTGGCCTTTAGGTCCTAGCTTTTCCAAGGCAGCAATAGACTTGAGTTTACGCGGCTCCCAGATTACCTCTTCGTTCATGCCCTTTTCTGTCAACACTACCGCAGCCAAAGCATGGTCGCTAATCTTGCGGTGGGTTACTGATGTAGACAGTTTGTAGCCTGGTGGTATAACGTTTTGCTCAATGGCTTTATCCAAAGCGTATTCTTCTACATCGTTCACCCAAGTACGTAAATCTTGAGCTCTGCCAAGTACTAAACTCATTTCTTCTTCGTCTAGTAACGGGGCTGGTCTAAATTCTAATTTGGCTATTTCGTTGATGAAGTCCGAGCGCGCCCTGCACTGCGCTTTGGCTTTGCAGAACTGGCAGTGGTCGCCTGGGATGAACTCGCCGGTGCCTGCCCACGCTTTTTTGGCTTGCTTTTTGATGTAGGTGTTTGCCCAGTCGAGGAGCTTTGTGATCGTTGTGCTGTCGGTAGAGATGCTATCAAGGCGAGGCTGGTGGATCGTGTAACTGACTTCTTTGATGTCTGGGTATTCTTCTTTGAACTTGCTGTACGCACCGAGGGCATAGAGTCTAAGCTGGGGGTTATCCTGCGCTGAGACGGGGACGCCTTTGCCAAACTTGAGGTCACAAATTCGGATTGAATGTTTTGAAAGTATAACGACGTCTGCAGTACCAAAGCCGTCAGGTACCCAGTCAGAGAAGTCCACACGCTGCTCAAATAACGGGGTATCGCCTTCGCCGATTTGGCTGCGAACATATAGAACGTAATTATCGACGTTAGCCTCGAAGTCGTCATCGTAATAGGGTGTTGCTTTAATTTTTGCATATTCTTCTTCATATTCTTCTGTTCCAATTTGTTCATAATAATGACGTAGCTTAATTTCTCCAAGGGAATGGGCGGTTGTGCCTTCCTGACTGAAATCAAAGGCGTTACTAGCTCGTTTTGGATCTGGGAGGGTGGCTTCTAGGCGGGCGCTGGGTGTGCATGTTAGCCAGCGTTTTGAGCCTGAAGCGCTTAAAAGGGCGTGGGCAGTCATCTTATTCTTTCAATTCAGTTTATCGTATATTTACTAATACGCAAAAAAGGACCCCGAAGAGTCCTTTTTTGATAAAAACTGAAAAAATATTTTGTTAGTCTTTTAGGGCGGCAATCAAATCTGCGATCTCTTGCTGGTAATTGACCGTAACTTCTTGTTTTACATTAGATTTTATTTCCTGACGATCTTTGTAGTCATCGGGATACTGGCCCCGCAACGCTATTTCAGCAACTCGGGAATTAAATGCTCGGTTGTCAATGTTTGATAGCATCATGTTTTCCCAAAATGCCTGACCATGTGTTGTGGCCATAGACATAACTTCTTTAAACTCTGGGTTCTCTTCTTTCCACTTAGCCGCGGTGTCTTTACTAATGCCAACAGCGGCATACATGGCTTTTTGGGACGCACCTTGCTTACCAAGTTCTAAGATGATCGAGGCCATCTCTTTGGTAAAGGTTTTCTTTTGTTTAGCTGCCACACTTCCACCTTTTTAGTGCTGCTGCCTTGCGTGTCGGCTTACCGTTCTCATCCTTCATAGGACCAGGTACGCCAGACATGCGGGCGCAAAATGATTTCTTACGGGGACCACCTTCTGGCTGTGGCGCCTTGAGGTTTGAACCTGTTGCTGCGTTGTATTTGGCGCGACCCTTGGCTGTCAGTCCAGCACCCTGAGAGGCTGGTAGCTTTTCACCACGACCAATAGATAAGGAAGGATTCTTTTTGGTTGCCATTACTTTTTAACTTTACCACCGCGTTTTACTTTGCCACCGCGTTTCAGTCGGCTTTTTATTAAATCATTTACGTTTACTTCAGGGCCTGTGTATTTTGGAATAGATGTACTCGGTTCAGGTACATCGTCATATTTTTTTGCCATGCCCATACTTTTACGGACAACATCATTAATATTCGGGGTAGGACCTACATTTCTTTTTACGGCAGCAGACGGTGTTTCTGCGGTATTTTTAGAAGCAGGCAAACCTGTTGTTTTACGGACATAGGCATCTAAATCAACGTCGCCACCGTCAGCGTATTTTTTAACTTTACCGCCACATGCCATTTTAGGCATCTTTTTGAAGTCTTTCATTTGGTCTTCGCAGTCTTTGCTGATTGTTTAAATGCTTTGGCTGTTGGAGCACCTTTGGCGCCCGGCTTGCGCATCTTTTCGCCAGAGCCAGCTTTGATGCGTTCTTGTTTTTGATGAATATTATAGTATAAACCTTTTGCCGCAGCCATTATACTGTCCCTTTTAAAAATTTTGAAATGTCTTTACAAAAACAAACAAAATCAGATAAATTAAAATTAGATTTCATTCTATTTACTGCGTTGCAAACTAAAATTGTATTGTCCTTGGTATATCCTATGCTGCTATCTATTCTTTCAATTGATACAGTATTTAATTCACCATGTTTTAACGTCATTGCTCTGCCAGAATACGCACATGTTTGTTCTTGATTGTTCCAACAATCTACTATATCTTTGATTTCTAAATCAAAAATTTGTTTTCTTTTAATTGCGCTTTTTCTTGCGTTTTGTAAAAATACTTTTGCACGTCCTTCAATAGTAGAATTTAACTTATCTCTAGATTTACTATTTCCAACATTGCAACATATTTTACACCAACTATGAAAACCATCTTTTGTTGCAAAATGCTTAAAAAATTGATCAGTTGATTTTGTTTCTTTACATTTAAAACATGTTTTCATTTGAGCCTCCATGCTCTTATTGGTGCCGCTAGTCTTGATGGAGCAAGACAGGTATGCCTACCGTTCGCGGCGTTACTTTTTAAAATATTACTGAAACGCCAGCCAATTTCTTGGCTACATTGGTTAGTTCTTTTGTGTAAGTGCCGCTGATAAAGGTATTGATTTCAATAGCTTTGTCAATGATCTCTTCAGTTGTTGGAAAGGCCGGTGCTAATTCAGCAGCCTCTTTAGTTGTTTTGTTTATTACTTCCCACGCTGCCAAGTTGGCTTCGTGTTGCTTAATCATCAGATCTTTAGCAGTGTTAAAAATAGAAAAGCGTAGTTCAAATGGGGATACCATATTAATTCTCCTGTGTGTATGTGATGTGTAGTGCCAGTGTTCTATGCAGGCGCGCTGGCATCCTGTGGCTTGATTTACAGCCAGGGTAAGGATAGGAGCGCTTCACAGCGTGTCCTATCTTCACTAATACGCTTTTTAATCTAAATCCGCCCTATTACTTATC